CTCCTTGTGTGATGTGTTTTGAATCTTGTATAGTATACCTTGTATGTGCCAATCAGTCAAGTGGTAATTTTGCTTTTTTGCCACCCTTGAGCATGTTCTTGTTTTCGAACTCTGCTTTCAATTTTTCCCGAATCGGCTTGGTTACAAGTTTTGCCACTGATTCAGGTTCAATTCCATGCTTCTCGCAAAGTTCCAAAATAACATCAATGTATCTACCGTCTTTGCGAGTCAAACATAATTCTTCAATCTCTCTGCTAAATGTTTCTTCAATGTTTACAATTGATCCCATTACATTATCCCTTCATCTATTTGTGGATCTACTGCATCAATAGGCATTTCTTGAATCGTGTCAACCCAACGATGGATTCCTCGTTCAAATTCCTCTGATGTCAATAAGATACCTATTTGTTCTCCCTTTTCAGTCATAAAACGAATACAATGCATTTTTTGGGGTTCTTCAGGTGCAATTATAGGATCTTCTTTGCTAATGCTAGAAATATCCCAACCAAAAACTTTAACTAATCTTTTTAACCAACTCATTTGCAATCTCCTGTATCTGTTTAAATTTGTATTTGCTCCAATACGCACGAATAACCTCTCCAAGTCCTTCTTTGTGATCTTCTCTGCTCTCAACAAACTCTTGTGAAGTTCCTTGCGATGTGGTTATCAACACAACTAAATTGTTAATTCGTTGTCCTGTTCTTTCCTCCCACATATAGGAATATGCGGCGGCTTGATGAAAATAATTAGTAATCCAAGACTTGCGTTTTTCTTTAGATGCTGTTTTGAAATCAATGATTGCAGGCTCTCCAAGATACTCACCAATACAATCTGTTCTTCCTGCAATCATCAGGTTATCAGACCATAAAGGTCGTTCAATTGCGTAGATCTCGTTGATATTTTTCAACAAAGGAAACAATGGATCAAAATACTTCCGATCTTCAGGTGTTGTAGGAATCGTTCCTTTGGTAAGATATTCTTCTGCAAGAAGATGCAAGGCATTTCCTCTTTGAATTGCTGCCTCTGATGTTTTTTGATTGGCAGGATCTTCACGCCATTGCTTCCACTTCTCTGCATCTCTGTGATTTACAACTGTTGTAACAGAAGGAAACCATTTGCCATTTGTAGGCGATTGATAATATCGTCCAATACCATCGGCTTCTACAGATACCAAACGAGTTTCTTCATTGGTGTTCATAATTAATAATCTCTCATTCCGTGTCTAGGATGTGCCTTTTTGATTTTGGAAATAACTTCTTTGAATCCACTATCAGGACGGGTAATTCCCAAACGAACCGGATCAATAACAACAGGAGCAGATGCAATGTATTGTTTGATTTCTTTTTTGCCACATTTAGGACAAGGTTTTTTGCACGGCTTCTTACGATCTTTCATCAGTAAGAATTCTTCAAAAGAGTGGTTGCATCCACCGCACATATAATCATAATTAGGCATAGTATAGAACTGTATATATTTAGTCCATCCATTTGTGGTCGTTCCACAAATGTCGTAAGCGATGAGTCAGAATTGCCCACCCAAGTCCAATCCACGAGCATGAACAATACTCGCCGTGACTACACACCATTGTGTATGTTGTGCCTGTGATTGGTGTAGGAGCAATAGAGGGCGAGCAAAGAGAGTCGCTCGGCTTATCTTCTTTCAATATGCTTTTTTTACGGCGTGCTATTGGATTTACTCGTTTTTTAGGTGTTTCGTTATTCATTGTGGTAAGTATACTCTTTATTTTGTTGATGTCAAGAAAAACTTGCTAAATATGTATAAGAGGTACACTATGTCAATTACAATGTCCATCCCTGAAGTCTTTCAGAAAATTTCACAAAATGCAAAGAGTCGTGAAGACACAGTTCGTATGCTTCGTGAAAACTCTAGTCTTGCATTAAAGCAACTGTTGCGATATGCGTTCTTTGATACCACATCTAAATGGTATCGGAATGACTTGCCTGCATTTACTCCCGATCAAGCACCTGAAGGATTGAGCATATCTAGTCTGTTTCAAGATGTAAAAAGACTCTATATCTTCAAAGAATCTTATTCTCTCCCTAAAGAAAGAAAAGACATTCTTTTGATTCAGATTCTAGAGTCTGTTCATCCCGATGAAACAAGAATAATCAAAGAACTGTTTGCAGGAACTTTTGGATATGGTTATGGTGGATTAACTAAAGCAATTGTACAAGAAGCATTTCCCGATATTGCTACATCTGTAGTTGCTTCTTGATTCCCCATTGAGCAAGATAAAACGAATCAACAACATCTGAAACAGGACTACCACAGTCTTTACTTTCCTTGTCCATTTGTTTCATTAAGTCAATCCCTGTTTCTTTTACAAAAGCATTAAGCATAGCACATTTATCGGAATTTCCCTTTCCTGATGCAAACTTCTTTAATGCGGTTGGAGCAACGGTTTCAAACTTTAATCCTCTTTGCCAAAGTTTATGCTTCAATAGCCCACAATTTTCTCCTAGATGAAACACCTTTCCTTTTGCTCCCATTGCATAATCTTCCAAAACAATAACATCTGCATCAATACATTGCAAAACCGCCCACTCTGAAATTAAATCAAATCGTTCTTCAGCAGTTTTATAATCAGGATAAGGATCACCATGCCACGCAAGCATTTCACACACACCACTTGTTTGATTTCTTTTAACCGATGTAAGAAAGCGACAGGTTGCCCGATTATCCATAATAACGGTAACGGCAGGAGAGGTCATAGAGTAATCAATTCCGACTATTTTCACATAGTATGTATTGCATTTACTTAAATTTGAGGTATAATTATACAATGAATATTGAACGAATAAAAGAAATAGTTGAAGTAGATTTAAAGATTGATGGAACAGAATTGGGCGATGAGTCTATTCGCATTCCACAACTTCACAGTAAGTACCTTAACATTTATCACGATGAATCTCTTGTTCTTCGGAAACTTGATGCGGATTGGAAAACTCTTCGCAAACAGAAATGGGAATTCTATAACGGAAAAATGTCGGAACAAGATCTCAAGGCTCTTGGATGGCAACCATTTTCTCTTCGGGTTCTTCGTCAAGACTTAGATGTCTATATGGATTCTGATCCTGATATTATTCGGCATTCTTCTAAAATAGACCTTCAAAAAACAAAAGTTGATTATCTTGATTCTATTCTCAAAGGCATCAATAACAGACAATGGGTCATTCGTAATGCTATTGACTGGAGAAAATTTATGAGTGGAGTAACCTAAATACAGTAAATGGGTGTTATTGAAGTCCGCAGTATGAACACCGCTAATCTTCGTGTTATCACGGAGAATTCTATTTCATATGAATTGCAGGACTACTTTACTTTTGATGTTCCTGGTGCCAAATATTCTCCTGCTTATAAGCGTAGAGTATGGGATGGCAAAATCAAATTATACAACGCCTTTTCTGGTCTGCTTCCCGCAGGATTAATGGACTATGTTGCCACCTTTGCAAGAGATCGTGGATATGAAGTTCTTGTAGACTCTCTTGTAGCACAACCCGAAATCAAGTTTGATTGTGAACGAGTAAGACAATTCATTCGTTCTTTGAATCCAACTGCATCAGGACAACCATTAGAACCACACGATCATCAGGTGGATGCTGTATGTCATGCAATGAATCAATCTCGTTGTGTGTTATTGTCTCCTACTGCAAGTGGTAAAAGTCTTGCAATTTATTCTTTATGCAGACACTATCAAAACACAATTGCACCGAATCACAAAATATTAATTGTAGTTCCTACCATTTCTCTAGTGGCACAGATGTATGCAGACTTTAAAGACTACTCATCCACTACAAAATGGAATGCCGAAAAGAACTGTCACAGAATTACCGCAGGTGAGGCAAAACTCACCGACAAGCAAATTGTTATTTCAACATGGCAAAGCATCTATAAGTTGCCTCGTGCATGGTTTGATAACTTTGAAGTAGTAATTGGCGATGAGGCTCATTTATTCAAAGCACAAAGTCTTAACAGCATAATGAATAAACTAATAGATTGTCCATATCGTATGGCACTCACAGGCACGCTTGATGGAAGCAAGATTCACAAACTTGCAATTGAAGGTATGTTTGGTCCTGTACACAGAGTTATTACCACAAAAGAATTAATGGATCGTAATCTATTAACCGCTCTACGCATTGAATGCATTATGTTGAGGTATCCTCCTGATGTAAGAAAGATTGTATGTGGATTGGATTATCACGGAGAAATAGAATGGCTTATTGGTTGCGAAAAAAGAAATGAGTTTATTGCTCATTTGGCATCAGCAACAAGAGGCAACACACTAGTCCTTTTTAACTATGTTGAAAAACACGGAAAACCTCTGTATGAATTGATTAAAAAAACTACGGAAAATATGGAAAATCGTAAAGTGTTTTTCGTGGCAGGAGAAACAGAGTTAGAACAAAGAGAGGGAATCCGTAGTATTGTTGAAAAGGAAGAGAATGCCATTATTGTTGCCTCTTATGGAACATTCTCAACTGGAATAAATATCAAGAGCCTCAAGAATATTATATTTGCAAGTCCGTCAAAAAGCAGAATTCGGGTGCTACAAAGCATAGGTAGACAGTTACGCAAGTGTGATGGAAAGCATATTGCAAAACTTTACGATCTAGCAGATGATCTACATCACAATGAAAATTTGAACTATACGCTTAAGCATTTCTTGAAGCGAATACGAATATACGAATCCGAACAATTTCGTTACAAATTAATCAAAATGCCTATAGAGATGCGTATCAAAAGACCTAAAAAAGAGGAAATCAAATGACGCAACAGTATCCTATCCGCCTATTAAGAATGATGACAGGTGAGATGTTGATGTCTGGTATTTCCGATGGAGGAAAAGAATCATACATTCTAGAGCAACCAATGCTTCTTATTGCTGTGCAGGTTTCATCTAAAAACACAAAACCAGATGAACCAGAAGAGGTGTCTGTTATGTTGAAAGATTGGATTGATTTCTCGTCTGATAACTACATCATTATTCCTAAAAGAGCAGTAATGTGTATTGTTAGACCTAACAGAGATATTGTGTCTGATTATCTTCAGGCAAAAATGAATTCAGATATTGTTGGCGACATTATTGAAAGTGAAATCGGGATGGGTGATATCAAAGGAAAAAAAATAGAAGAAGTAATGGATGGCGAAGAAGAGGATGATGAAGAATTTAAAAAAGGTAAAGGCGAAGAAGAAGAGACTGATGAGTTTCCTGGTTGGGGAGGAGATCCTCGGCTCTAATACTTTATAGTACCTTAAGTACTTATAATACTCTCTTAGAGAATACTCTATAGGTACTTATCGAACTTATTGTTCCCAATACCTTCAGAATATGTAGGTGACGATTGAGTAAACTGTCTTTGATTTTGAAATTTTCTTAATAAATTTTTGAAGTATAGACTTTTGTTTATTTTAGAAAGATAATGCTTTACATTTGGTAAAATTATGCTATAGTGTTCTATAGAGAAACGAGAAATTAATGGCTAAAAAACGAACAGGTAATCACTACATAGATAATGAAAAGTTTTTAGAAGAACTTGTAACACACAAGAAGGCTGTAGCAAAAGCAAAAAAGGAAGAGATCAAACCTCCTGGTGTGAATAATTACATTGGACAATGCTTCTTGGATATTGCCAACAATCTTTCAAAGAAACCTAACTTTGCTAACTACACATACAAAGAGGAAATGGTGTCAGATTCTGTAGAGAACTGCATCATGTATGCTACTAACTTTGATCCAAAGAAGTCTCGTAATCCATTTGCCTTCTTTACACAGATTATTTACTATGCTTTTTTAAGACGAATTCAGAAGGAAAAGAAACAACTATACATTAAGTTGAAATGCTTTGAAGAGAACGATCCAACAGGAAAATTCCGAAATTGGATGGAAGATAGACATTCTCATTACGAAGACAAAAGTCCATATGCAGACTTCATCATAACCGACACGGTATCATCAGAGTCACTTAAACCAAAGAAGAAGAAGCGCAAGAAAAAGGAAACAGTAGGGAAAAAAAGTGAAACTTTGGATGATGTAATGGAATAACCATGATAGCAATTATAAACGATACTCATTTCGGAGCAAGAAATGACAGTCCTATCTTTCTTGATCATTTCATGGAATTTTGGGAGAAAACATTCTTCCCAATTCTAGAAGATAGAGGCATCAAAAGAATCATTCATCTTGGAGACTTTCTAGACAGACGAAAGTATGTAAATTTTCACACGCTGAATCAGGTTCGTACTAGATTTTTAGAGCCTCTGCACAATATGGGTATTGAGATGGATATCACTCTGGGAAACCATGATGTGTTTTTCAAAAATACCAACAGACTCAATTCCACAGTTGAATTGTTTGCATCGTATCCTAACATTCACATTCACGAATCTCCAACTGTTTTAGATTTGGGAGAGATGGAAATAGGACTCATGCCGTGGATCACGAAAGAGAATGCTCAAGAATGTCTTGAGTTTATACAGCAGGCTCCTGTTAAAGTTTTAATGGGACACTTTGAAATCAATGGATATGAAGTACTTCGTGGTGTTGAACATCATGACGGAATGGATAGATCAATTGTAAGCAGATTTGATGCCGTGTATAGTGGGCATTTTCATTGCCGACATAACAAAGATAACATTCATTATCTTGGCACACAATATCAGATGACTTTTGCAGACTTGGGAGAAACCAAAGGATTCCATATTCTACATCCTCGCACAGGAGAGATGGAGTTTGTAGAGAATCCCCACCAGATATTTCATCAAATAGACTATAACGACACAACCACAGATTACAATATACTGAATTGCAAAAAATACAAAAACACTTTCGTCAGACTTATTGTTAAGAGCAAAAACAGACCAATAATGTTTGACAATCTTCTTGACAGATTAAACGATGCTCCTGTCTACTCCGTTACAATTACCGATAAAACGGAAAAAGAGATAAACAAGGCGGTTGGAGTGGTGGATATGTCTAAAGATACTCTTACATTGATATGCGACGAAATAGACACTATGGTTGGAGTGGTAGATCCTGTGAGGCTAAAGACCCTAGTCAAGGACATTTACACCGAATCTGTCCAAGGCTAAATATATGAATGCTCAAGTCTTACAAAACCCTTATTTCAGACATTAAAGAGTGGTCAACTGGAACAAATGTAACAGATGTCATATCTGTAAAGACGGGCAAGGCAAAGACTGCCAAAAGACCATCTATTCGTCAACTCAAAAACAACTCGCCTTCCCGTAAAGAAATTGCAGCACTAAACACTGCAAATTGGGGATCTGGTGGGATAACATGATTTTTGGAAATAACAGAGTAGCAACCATTATTGTGGCAAGCAACTTGCCAGGATATGACATTTTCCTAACTGATGATTTCACAAAGTCATTTAGTGAAAGCGAACCAATACGAATCCTGTATCCACCTGATCATCCTAAAGCAGGTCAATATTTTGTTCAAAACTTCACACAGTTTACGAATGATGAAACCATTTTTGGAGTGGTGATAGATGAGATACAAAGAACAACATACACAAGAGAAGAAAATACAAAAATAACTGTGAATCTTGATGCAATTTTGCCATATCAAACAGAATTGAATATTGCTCAATTTGTAACAACACAAACAGGTCTTCGTCCTATCACAGACGCAGACGATGAAACAGATGCAGGAGTTGACGCATTTTTGCTTGAAGGTTCTATTATTGTTGGTGCATACACTGGAGCAAAACGATATTATGCAGGACCGTTTAAAGGATTCACAAAAGAAAATGAATGTATTTGTGAAGAACCTGTAGAAATAAATTTAATGGATGGATCTGATTGTAAAGGATGGAAAAAAGGATCATATTATGAGAGTGGATATTTCCCATCCTTGTATGATGTATTTTCTTATGCAGGACAGCCCGCTATGCGAGTAGACCCGAATGCTCCATTCAACACAGAATTTATGAAATCCACTCCATTTGGAGGATTGAATTATACATGGTTGAATGTTAGAAATCGCAGAGAAAGACCTATTCCATATAGCATGACATCTCCTCAAGGC